GGTGGAATATTATTTTCTCAAGAATCTTTAGACAAAGCAAGAATCGCAACTACTTGTGGTTATGTTTTAAAGATGGGAGATTTAGCATACAAGGATAAAGATAAATTTGGTGAGCCTTGGTGTAAAAAAGGAGATTGGGTTATCTTTGCTCGTTATGCGGGTTCAAGATTACCAATAGAAGGTGGAGAAGTGCGAATACTTAACGATGATGAAGTGCTAGGAACTGTTAAAGATCCTGAATCACTACTTCATTTAATTTAACCACATAGGAGAAACTATGCCAGAAGAAACAAAAGATCTAATTGATGTAGGCGAAATAGAAGGAGCTGAAATTAATTTAGATGATAAAGGAGAAGCGGTCAAACAAGAGGAAGTAAAAGAAGAGATCGAAGTTGAACAAATACCTGAAGATAAAACTTATGAAAATGAGAAACAGGTAAAGTTAGACGAAAAAAAACCAGAAGAAAAAAATGAGTTAAAAGAATATAGTGAAGGCGTTCAAAAACGTATTGCTAAATTAACTCGTAAAATGAGAGAAGCAGAAAGACAGAGAGAAGAAGCTGTTCAATATGCTCAAACAGTTAATCTTCAAAAAAATGCAGCAGAAAAAAGATTATCTAAATTAGATAAATCTTATGTAAGTGAATTTGAAAACAGAGTTACGACTAGTTTAGCAGCAGCTAAGTTAGCTCTTAAAAATGCAATTGAATCACAAGACGTTGAAGCACAAATTGCAGCTCAACAACAACTTGCTACGTTATCAGTAGAGAATGCTCGAATTGCTTCTATGAAAGCAGAAGAAATAGAAGCACCTAAAGAAAAACAAGTTAGAGTTAATCCTCAACAACAACAACCAACTCAACAGTCCGACCCTAAAGCAGAGGAATGGTCTACAAGAAATCCTTGGTTTGGTAATGATACTGCTATGACTTATACAGCTTTTGATATACATAAAAAGCTTGTAGAAGAAGAGGGTTATGATCCTAAAACTGACGAATATTATGAAGAAGTTGACTCAAGAATAAGGGTTGAATTTCCGCATAAATTTGATAAGGTAGAAAACACTTCTACAGAAAGAGCAAAACCTGCTCAAACTGTAGCTTCAGCTAATCGTTCGGCTAAATCAGGACGCAAAAAAACTGTGAAACTCTCGCCATCACAGGTAGCAATTGCTAAAAGAATAGGCGTGCCACTCGAAGAGTATGCGAAACAAGTAAATAATATCACGGAAGGAGTATAAGCATATGGAAAATGAAAAAATAAAAGCTTCTCGTGCGAGTCAAACAAGAGACAAGGTAAAAAAACCTACAACTTGGACTCCACCCAACTCACTAGATGCACCGCCTGCACCCAAAGGGTACAGACATAGATGGATCAGAGTAGAAATTCTTGGTAATGATGATACAAAAAATGTATCAGCAAGATTAAGAGAAGGATGGGAGTTAGTGAGAGCTGACGAATATCCCGACTTTGAATACCCAACTATGGATCACAAATCAGGCAAATACCAAGGTGTAATTGGTGTTGGTGGCCTTGTGCTGGCAAGGATACCCGAAGAAATCGCACAACAGCGTGAATCGTACTATCGCAACCAAACGAAAGAACGAGACGAAGCTGTAAATTCTGATCTTCTAAAGGAACAGCACCCAAGTATGCCAATCAATCAAGAGAGGCAGACTCGTGTAACTTTTGGTGGTTCAAAGAAATAATCTTTTAGTAATTTCTAGGTCCAACAAAATAAATTAAACCGAACTGGAGGCCGTTTAACGACGGCAGGTTCATATAAAGGAAAATAAGATATGGCAAATAACGCAACAGCGGGCTATGGATGCAGACAGACTATGACAGTTGGAAATACTCCAGCTACAGGTGGTCAATCTGAGTTCACAGTTCAAGGCGGCGGTAGCCCAGGGGCTACTAAAGCTATTTTCAAAGGTGCTCCCGTAGCAATGCAAACTGCAGCAGGTGGAGCTGGTGTTCTTGGACACATTCAAGATCAAACAGCTGCCCTAATGACAGATGGTATTGTTGGTGGTAATACATGGGCACATAACACAGCTAACACTAACGGAAGTTTAGGTGTTTTCAATGGCGCAACTTTTGTTGATGCAAATGGAAAACCAACTTGGACTAACGGTTTAGCAGCAGCTCAAACTTCAAGTGTAGATTACAACACAGGTAGTAATAACATTACTGCTTTTGTAAATACTAATCCACACCAAGAGTATACAGCTAGAGCAGACGCAGCAGTAGGTATAGCTAGTTTCAATACATTAACTAACACAGGTTACAACTTAAATGATGCTGGAGCCGGTGTAGATGGTCAATCAGATTGTACACTAGATATCGCTAATACAACTGGAACTGCAAACTACATGTGGAAACTTGTAAGATCAGCAAATGTTACAAATCAAAATGATTTAACAGCAGCTGGTGCAGATATTATTATCTCTTACAACCCACAAGCAAACGCTTACTTAGCATAGTCATAGAATAGGAGAATAAAAACATGGCAATATCAAGAGCACAACTAGTTAAAGAACTAGAACCAGGTTTGAATGCACTATTCGGACTTGAGTACAGACAATATGCGGATGAAACAACACAGATATTTGATACTGAATCTTCAGACAGAGCGTTCGAAGAAGAAGTGATGTTATCTGGTTTCGGAAATGCAGCAGTTAAACCTGAAGGCCAAGGCGTTCAGTTTGACGATGCACAAGAAACTTTCACTGCTAGATACACTAACGAAACGATCGCTTTAGCGTTCGCAATCACTGAAGAAGCGATTGAGGATAACTTGTATGACAGACTTGCGTCTAGATATACAAAAGCTTTAGCAAGATCTATGGCCTCTACTAAAAATGTAAAAGGTGCAGCTGTTTTAAATAACGGTTTCAACAATACATTTGCAGGTGGTGACGGCGTAGCTCTTTTCGGAAATGACGGAGCAGGAAATACAACTCACCCTACTCTTGCAGGAACTTTCAGAAATCAACCAGCAGTAGCTGCTGATTGTAATGAAACTTCTCTAGAGCAAGCGATGATTGATATTTCAGCTCTTACAGATGAAAGAGGCTTAAAAATCGCAGCGAGAGGAACTAAAATGATAGTTCCACCTCAACTGCAATTCGTAGCAGATCGTTTGTTAAACACTGAAGGCAGAACAGGTACTGCTGATAACGATATCAATGCAATCAAAAACATGGGAATGGTTTCTGGTGGTTACGTAGTTAACCATTACTTAACTGACCCAGATGCATGGTTTGTTAAAACAGATGTACCTAATGGTCTTAAGCATTTTAGCAGATCACCTATCAAAACTACTATGGAAGGCGACTTCGATACTGGTAATGTTAGATACAAAGCTAGAGAAAGATACGTATTTGGTTTCTCTGATCCAAGAGGAATCTACGGAAATCCTGGCGCATAATAATTAATATTTTAGGGGCCGACACAATTCGGCCCCTTTATTACATATAAAGGTGTGTAAATGAAAAAAACTCGCATAAATATTTGGGCTTACGATCATCATGCAATATTTAATATTGAGCATGCTGAAGATACGGCTGAAAGTGTTGAAAAAGCAATACTTGACAAGCTAGGAGAAAAGAGTATAAAATGGGAGTATCTCGGAAACAACTATAATAACGAGATAAATCGAATAACTTATGAGGAGGTTATTGATGATACAAGACCTATACAAACAAAAAAGGTCCTTGGAGTTGAAGTGGCAACAGGAGCATCTGTCTAATGATAGATACACTCTTGAAATGGTCAGAATTGATGACAAAGTTAGAAGAGTCATTACTGACATTAAGCTGGAAGAAGCAGCTATTGCTCATAGACAGAATTCTGTCGAAGACGCAGCTCCACAAGTTTCTGTAGCTACTTAGTCAAAAGCTACATCGCTGAAATGCATAAATACCGTGGGCTCTCTTGCACTCTATTAAAAAATACGTTATAACTACCTTACTATATATTTAAATAACTTATTGAATACAGACGCATATAGTCGACTTCCCTAGGGACTGTATTTAAAATATCTAGGAGGATATTAATATGGCTAACACAACTTTTTTAGGAAACGTTAGAGAAAATGGAGACGGCTTAAGAACTTCAATAGCTGGCTCTATGTGTGCAACAGCAAATTTTCATATACCAAATACTTTAACAGCAGGTAATGGAAATGTACAAAAATCAGAAACAGATACAACTTCAGTAATTTTACCAAAAGGTGCTGTCGTTTACCAAATAGCAATTTGGGATGCGAGCGGTTCTGGTGGTGGAACTATGGATTTTGGTTATACTCCAGTAGGAACTGGAACTGTAGTTGCAGATCCAAATGGTTTTGCAATTGCTCAATCAGTTGTAGCAAAATCTCTTTCAGTAGTAGGTGGCGCAACTGATGGTGCAGCACTTGGTGGTATTTCAACAATTATTAATGGTGTTGAATATGGACCAGCTATTGTAAATGCTGCTGGCGCACGAGAACAATTAACAGTTACTCATGCAGCTGGTACATCGGCAGCAGGTTCTGCAAGTGGTACTATTTACTATTTTGTTGCTGACGAAAAAAACGGCGCTGAATCAGCGTAATTAATTAATTATCTATGCTCCTTCGGGAGCATGGAATAAATTAGGAGAACAATACAAATGGGAAACTCATACTCAAGCGACCAAACAACCTTACACCTTTCTACGATTGGTGCTGATACTTTATCAAGATTAGGTAGAGCTCGGATCACTTCTATTCAAGGAAAAGGAATAGCAAATGCTGTTTTAAAATTACATGATGTAACAACTGCTGGTGCAGCTGCTGCTGGTAATTTAGTTGCTGAATATCAATACGGTACAGAAGGATTAGAAGTATATGTCCCTGGTTCTGGTATTTTATTTAAAAATGGAATAGTATTTAATTTAGCTGGAGCAAGCGGAAGCGTTACTTTAACTATAACTGGCGGATAAGGTTTTTACATGGCGACTATTACTTATACAGTTACGGTTGCAACTGGTACTAACCAATATGGTACGGGAAATAGATACTATATTAACGGTACAGTTAGCCCGACTATTCAGTTACAAGAAGGTAATACTTATATTTTTGATACGTCGGATAATTCCAACCTTACTCACATTTTTGCATTTTCTACAACTCCTAACGGTACACACGGAGGAGGAGTAGCTTATACAACAGGTGTAACTACTACAGGTGTATCTGGAAATGCAGGATCAAATACAACAATTATTGTAGGAAACTCAACTACAACTACAGATCAAACTGTACCTCCATTATTTTATTATTGTACAGTCCATGGTGGTATGGGTGGTTCTGCGCCTACTATTACATCTTCTTCTGGAATAACAAATAGATTTAATCCACCGATAGATGATATTATAGAAGAAGCATTTGAAAGAACTAATATAAGAGGAACTAGAACAGGTTATCAATTAAGATCTGCAAGACGTTCTTTAAATATTATGTTTCAAGAATGGGAAAACAGAGGGGTCCATTTATGGAAAGTAAAACTAGCTAAAGTACCTTTAATTTTAGGTCAAGCAGAATATAGTTTTGCAACAGATTCTATAAATTTTCCAAGTGATATGAGTGAAATATTAGAAGCATACTATAGAAATAATTCTACAACTACAGCACCTCAAGACATAGCATTAACACAAATTAGTAGATCAACATATAATGCCACTCCTAACAAATTAGTACAAGGAACTCCTTCACAGTTTTATGTAGAAAGAAAAATTAATCCAAGCATATTTTTATATGCTACACCAAATTCAAGTGTATCAAGTACAACTACACCAAGTAGTTTTCAATTTTGTTTTTATTATTTATCTAAAATAGAAAACCCAGGAGCATACACAAATGTTTCTGATGTAGTAAATAGATTTTATCCATGCATGATGTCAGGTCTTGCATATTATTTAAGTATGAAATTTTCTCCAGAAAGAACTTTAGATCTTGAAAGAATTTATGAAAGTGAAATGTTAAGAGCATTAGATGCAGACAACCAAGGTACATCTACATTTATTTCTCCACAAACATTTTATGGTGATGGGGTAATGTCATAATGGGAGTGTTTGCTAGAGGTAAAAGAGCATTATCTATTTCAGATAGATCAGGATTAAGATTTCCATATACAGAAATGGTTAGAGAATGGAATGGATCTTTAGTTCATTACTCAGAGTATGAACCAAAGCAACCACAACTTGAACCTAAACCAGTTGGGAACGATCCACAAGCATTACAAAACCCAAGACCTCAAGTTGAATCTACAGCTCAATTAATTTTATTAGATAATAATCCTTTTGAAATTATTATTTCAGGAGGTAATACTTATGTAAATGTTTATTCTTTAGATCATCAAAGAAAAGCTGATAGTAAAGTTAGATTAAGAGGAGCACCTTTAGTAATTTCAAATGGAACTGGTGGACCCGACGCTTATAATTTACAATCTTATAATGTTATACCAGATATTTCAGGTGTAACAGATATTGATTCTGCAAATGGTTTTACAATTCAATTAGGTAAAATAGATGCAGCAGGAAATGTAACTGGTAATACTACAAGCGATGTGTTAACTAATCCAATTAGTTACTTTTATTTTCAAAGTGCTGATGCTGCTACTACTAGTGGAGTTAAAGGTGGTGGTTCAGGATGTTCAGCAGGACCAGTAACATTGGAGGCATTATAATATGGCATACACTTTAGCAAATTTAAGAACAGATATTAGAGGATACACAGAAGTATCAGATACAGTTTTAACTGATTCTGTTTTAGCAACAATTATTAAAAATACAGAAAATCAAATTTTAAGAGCGGTTCCTACAGATCAAAATGCTCACTACGCAACATCAACTTTAATTGTAGGAAATAGATATGTAACTATTCCTGCTGATTTAAGATCTATTAATTATGTTCAACTTAAAGATACAGCAGGCAATCAATTTTTTTTAGAACAAAGAGATCCTAGTTTTATGGCAGAATACTATTCTAAACCAGATACTGCAGCCGTAGATATTCCAAAATATTATGGTAATTGGGATGAAGAATTTTGGGTTGTAGCACCTACACCTAATCAAACATACGCTATAACATTAGCTTATAATAAAGAGGCACCAAGTATTACAACTACAACACCTATAGATTATTCTACTTTAGGAACTTATTTATCTAACAAATATCAAGACTTGCTTTTATATGGATGTTTGGTAAATACATATGGATACTTGAAAGGTCCGACAGATATGATACAATACTACCAAGGGCAATATGAAAACGCTCTTACAACGTATGGTACCGAGCAAATCGGCTACAGACGCAGAGATGAATATGAAGATGGCATGATTCGTCAACAATTAAAATCAAAACCACCATCTAGTTACGGAACAAATTAATTAAGGAGAAAAAAATATGGCAAACGTAGTACCTTATGCTTTTAAACAAGGGATCCTAAAAGGACAGCATGATTTATCTGTTAATGATGGGTATTATCTCGCTCTGTATACTACTGCAACACCTTACGCGGTAACTGATTCTGTTTATTCTTCTGCTGTAGCCAATCAAGTTGGTACAGTTGGAACGGCTTATACAACAAACGGAAAAACTGCAGGTCAAGGAGTAGTGGCACAAACAGGAGATTATACAACAGTAGATTTTACAACTGATCCTACATGGACAGCTTCTACAATCACAGCAAGAACAGGAGTGTTATATAAATATGTAGCACCTGGTGGAGCAACAGCTAATCAATATCTAGTAGCAATTTTAGATTTTGGTGGTGACATTACTTCTACAGCTGGTGATTTTAAAGTTACTTTCCCAAGTGCAACAGCAGGAAGTCCTTCAGGATCTGGCGCTTTATTAAGTATAACTGGAAACCCATAGGAATAGTTAATGGCATTAGTAATTAACGATCGAGTAAAAGAAACTAGTACAACATCAGGAGCAGGTGATTTTACACTTGCAGGTGCTTCAACTGGTTTTGTAACTTTTAATAGTGGTATTGGAACTTCTAATACGACTTATTATTGTATATTCGAACAAGGTACGCCAAATTTTGAAGTAGGTTTAGGAACTCTTACAGGTTCCACAACTTTACAAAGAGATACAGTTTTAAGTAACTCTGCAGGTAATACTTCAAAAATAAGTTTCGGGAGTAGTACAACTAAAGATGTTTTTTGTACAATGCCTGCAAGTAAGTCTGTCTACTTAGATTCGACAGGAACACCAGTAGGAGCAGCGTCAGCTGGCTTTGCATTAGCAATGGCCGTGGCGTTATAAATAGGAAAAAAATATGGCACAAAATT